GTCTTGAACCTGCATATTCTCTGAAATCATACCCTTGGAATCCACAAGGTAGTGAATCAATCGGTGCGTTTTCATTCATGGTTAACATAACATATTTTGAATTCAATGAGTATTCACCATCAACTGTTCCTACCTTTTGAGCCACATAACTATTTTGGTTTGGGTCCATAGAACAATTTGTGAATTTCTCCAATACAACCGGATTTGCGTCAGTATCAAAGAAATCTCTTACTAATAAATCAAATGTTCCGTTATTAAATGAAATATTAGTAACCGATAATTTAACTTCGGTATTTGATGAATTACCATCTGAAATAGTTGTAAACTTAAATAAGTCGAAAACTTCAGAACCTCTCAACTCTGACACTACCCACGGTGATTCAGCCGATTGATATTGTTCTAAATAGAAACCTATCGATGTTGGGTCTGAACCTTGTCTTGCGTCAGGTAAAGCATTTAACTCACAATTAAGTCCTCTAATAAATCCACTTCTCCAACCATAATTTAATAATGTTTGGAATTTCTCCTCCACAAATAAAGGTACATTAGCCCTTGTTTTTGCGAAATTAGATGAACCAAATACTTTACTTAGGTACTTAGGGTCTGAATTCTGAAATGATGTTTCAAAGAAATATTTTTTATTATCTTTATTTGTAATATTAACACCAAATGCAGCGTAAGGGTTTTTAGTGACACCTGAATATGTTCCGGTACATTCTAAACTAACATCTGTTAATCCTGAAACTTCATAAACCGCACCATCGTCAGTAGAATAAGTCGCCAAACCTCTTGAACGTAAAGTTGCTATAACTAAATCATCATAATCGGTGTAAGCCGTACCTGAATAAACATATACCCTACCAATTAATGTTCCTGTGTAACAATTTACCGGAACAGCTGTAGTCGTAGTTGTTGTCGATGTAGGTACCGGTGTAACACAAGGGTCGGTAGTTGTCGTGGTAGTTGTTGAATTTATAGTTGTTGTTGTCGTAACCGGATTAAGTGTTAATCCTGTAACGATTGACCAATAAGAGTAACCACTATAAGAAGCGTTACCATTATTATCGAATAAACCATAATACCAAGAATCGTTTTGTGGTGCCGAGTAATCAATTTCTGTTGAACTCACATTATCTACCCCAAACACATTTGTTTCACCCGTAAATACAGTTTTAAAATCGTCATATGTTTTTCCCGGTATTGCACCATAATAATTAATATTAGTATTCTCCGAAGAAGGATTATTAATTATTGAGAAAATCTGAGACTTCATATTATTATCTAATGTTGAAGTACTTCCGTCAAACAATTCATATGGAGTATTTAATTTGTCTGCAATTACATCAGGTATCTGACTTGGTGTTGTAAATGAAATGGAACTCAAATTATTAGTACACCCTGAAAAATCTACTGCGAAGTCAATAGTTTTGTAGTCGACACATTCTGTCACACAATCTACAGTTGTTGCACTCTCACAAAAGAAATCTACAGTGGATGGGTCCACGTTACCTTTAGTTGTTATTGTCCAAGATGGACCCGCGTCATATCCTGATAAACCTAAAACTCTAGTTACGAATAATTGATTAGATTGTTGTAGATACGCTCTAGCAATATACGAAGCCTCATACTTCGGTATTTGCGTGTTTATGAATTTTTCAGGAGAAGCTCCCCCAAAATAAGTTGTAAATTCGTCAAAATTGCGTATAAAAATTGGTTCAAAAGCTGGTCCTTTTATAGTTTCACCAACAAGACCTAATGTGGTTACACCCACACTCTGTGCTACGAAACTTAAGTCAACTTCAGACGTAAATACACCCGGTGATACGAATACTTTTTGATTTGATGCCATTTGTTTTTAATTTATTGTTTTATTTATTTATAGATAAATATTATAAAAAAAAACAAAGTTCTTTTAGTTAAAGCAAGTATTTATGAAAAAGGTATACTTTTTTCTACCTTTTTTCTGCCTATGTCTAATAATACTAAAATAAAGAATCTAAAGATATCAAAAGAGGTACATTCAACCCTAAAGGCTTACTGTGATAAGAATGGGTTAACTATGTACAAATTTATAGAGAAAATGATAATGGATAAATGTGCTATAAAGAAAGACGTTTACGGTGAAGAATATTAAGTATTCTTAAATAATATTATTTTTAAAAATAATTAAACTTTCCTTACTTTCGTCAATTTTAACTACAACTATCTTAACTCTATCACCATTATTTATATATAACTCTTGGACATCAGTACCGTAAAAGTCGTCGTTTATATAAACCTCAAAGGTGTCTATATTTTGAGAGTTCAACAGTAATAGATTTGTGGTATAAAAGAAAGTTTCACTAATAGTATTATTACCTGAAACGAAAGAAACTTTTAATTCGGTAGTATTTTCATCACCAATATTTGGTTTTCTATTTTTTCTTTGTACTTGAGTGTCCGCTTCAATAACATTAAGAACTCTAGAAATTGCAGGACTAACTTCAAATTCTTCTTCGTCGATTAAAAAACCTAACATCGTGAATGTATAATTTTGAATATAATACTTTCTCTTTTCAACCTCCATGACCGACTCATCGGAAATAGAATCCATTACAATAGGAATATAATGTCCTTTTATATTTCTATATGCTTGTCTTGACGAGAACTTTTCTAAAACCACTTGATTAAGTTTATTTAATTCTCTCATTCTATTACAAACTATCTTAACTGAGTAAGTTATATCCACAGGTACCGGTTGAGGAATTTTATAAATATCCATACCGTTCCTTTCACCATCCCAAGTAGGGACCTGAGCATAGTAGTATTGTTTACGGTTAGGTATGTTATAAATTAAAGCGGGGTTTGTACCATATTTAACTTCAGGTGTTCTAACTGTAGTAATAAAAGGTGGGGAAACATTCTTATCTAAATCTTCAAAATTCCAAGTTTCGGTAAACTGAGACCAATTTTGTGTTGTTATGATTATATCGATAGTTGGAACCAATTTACCGGACACAACTGTTTTTAAATCTTCATTAACAAACTCTAAAAACCCTTTATCTAAATCAGCATGAAGTAAAGACTTAGGAAGATATGTCCCATCTTTATTAATTTTCTCTAACAACTCTTCTCTTCTTGAAATAAGTGTTTTTGAAAATGTTAAAGGAATGTCTTTTTTTATTTTTTTAGGTAGGGGCATAATTTAAAAGGTTTCTTTTATAATGAAAATTTTATTTCTATTATTAATCATTTCAACTTCAGTCGCTTTATAAATAGGTTCACCATTTTCTTTTTTAACAAAAGAATCATAAATGTAAGGGTCATAAGTTATTATGTTACCATTTTTTTCTTCAGGTAAACTATCACAAGGATATTTACAGAAATCCATTAATTTACCAACAACAAATGCGTGTACATTTTTACGTTTTTCTTTCCTAACTTTATTTTTACCCGTTTTTCTAACTCTAAATTCAACATCATTTAACTTAACATAATCAGCATGAGCGATAACCAAACCTTTATGTTGTATTGAAAATGTTTTTTTGTGTAAATTATAATAAACCATAACTTTAAGACCCGTGAAATCTAGATTTTCATTATCATAACCACACTTATGACAAACATAAGGGTCATGTCCCCCATCAGATAATTCCCACGACCAATCACATTTATCACAGATAACCTCATCTTTAGTTATCATCTCGTTAAACATTTTATGTTGTTTTTCAGTTAATATTAATTTCATAATTTATTTATTAATAACGGTAGGTTATTGTGTTTACAGGTAAATTAAATTTATCTTCGAACCATTCTTTTAATGGTTTTTTCCATAAATCATCTCCAAAAAGATTTAATAAATCATTGTAAAATTTCTCATCTCTTATTTCTAATATTGGTGATTTTTCTTTGAACGGCTTACTTCCCGGACTATCATCAAAATATTCAGGTGAAAAATAGTCGAATAAAAATTCACCATATTCTGAATCATAGTCACCGTAATAGTATTCTATAATACCATCTTCTTCCCCAAATAAAGAATCGTCTTCTGGGTCATACACAGTTGGTGATGACCAATTTAAATCTTCAAAGTCTATTTCACTATTAATAAAATTATAAATTATATCATATATTTTATTTTCCTTAATTAATATTTTCATAATCCTCTAAATTCGTCGTTACTAACAGGTGATGCAACATAAGTTTTATAAAAAGGCCTATATCCGCCATATGTATGTTTATTGTCCGAGTTTACTCTACCATCATTATTTACGACATAATATCTAACTTTAGTCTCACTTTCATAATAACCAATATAATCACCATAATTTATCTCAATACTCAAATCTTCTAATTGTTTTTGATATACTGAAAACCTTAAATTTCCGGGTTCCATTTGATTTATCTTGGACGTACCCAAATTTTTATTTTCGGGGGCTAAAATTTGAACATAAGCATTAACCTCAACAGGGGGTTTAAATTTAATACCGTCGGTTAAAGCTTCACCATATACATCATCTGTTTTAGTCTTTGTTTTATCAACTCGATAAACAACTAACGTAAAATTCATGTCACCACTTAACCATTCAGAACCCATTTCAATTTCTAAGTTATAATCTTCCGACCCGAAAAATCTTCCTATTCTATTAATTGGTACTTTATTCTCTTTCATATTGATAAATATTAGTTTATATGTTATTATTCTAATAAAATACGTATATTGGAAAATAACGACCCCATAAAGGTAAATAAGCTCATAGAAAGAGATGCTCTAACTATATTAGAGTCATATTCAGGTGCCAACAACTATATTATGTATTTACAGGATAAACAATCCACCAATTCTAGATTTTTACCAACCCGAAGTCAATCTGACTATATAATTAAATATCATAAAGTTGTCCCTAAAATTGGTAGACGGTGGGTTGATATGGACCCTTATTTTTCTAAAAAAATTGCCGACGAAAATGGAATGATTGAAATACCTAAACGAATATGGGTTGAAAAGTTATTAGTTGAGAAAGATAAATCTTATCATATTTGGGCTAAATATAATGAAAAAGACAAACTAAAAGATATGTGGATGCCTAAAGGTGCGTTACTAAAAACACATACTATTGAGGAAGTTAATATTGATTACAATAAATATTCTCACAGACCACCACTTAACCATCAAATAGAAGCAATTGAAAAATTAGTTGGGTCTAAGAGATTTATTTTAGCTGATGATATGGGGTTAGGTAAAACCACTTCAACCATTATAGCCGCATTAGAAACGGGTGTTAAAAAAATATTAATTGTTTGTCCCGCATCTTTAAAGTTGAATTGGCAAAGAGAGATTGAAAATTATACCGACAGAAGTATCTATATCGCTGAAGGTAAAAAGTTTTCAACGGAAGATGATTTTGTGATAGTTAACTACGACATATTAAAAAATTTCTATGATATAAAGAATAAAGATACTTCTTTAATCACCAAAGGAGAATTTGATTTAATAATTTTAGATGAGGCTCACTATGTTAGTAATGGTCAGGCTAAACGAACTAAATTGGTTAATAGTTTTTGTAAATCACCAAAATATCTTTGGTTATTAACAGGTACTCCTATGACAAATAGACCTATGAATTACTTTAACTTATTAAGTTTGATTGAATCTCCCGTTTCTCAAAATTGGATGGCTTATGCTATAAGATATTGTCAAGGTTATCAGTTTACTGCGGGTAAAAGAAAAATATGGAATGTTTCAGGGGCTTCAAATTTAGAAGAACTTAGAGATAGAACATCTAGACAGGTGTTAAGAAGATTAAAAACAGATGTATTAGATTTACCGGATAAAATTATTAGTCCTGTATATATGAGGTTAAAATCTAAAATGTACGAAGCATTAATGGGGGAATACTACGAATGGTACGATAGAAATCAAGAAGAAAGAAAATCATTAACAGTACAATTTAGTAAGTTAATGAAAGTTAGACAGGTAATTGCTGATGAGAAAGTGAAAAACACAATCGAATTGGCTGAAAATATAATAGAACAAGGTAAAAAAGTTATTATTTTCACTAACTTTACCGATTCTTTAAATAAAATAACGGAACATTTTAAGAAAAAAGCCGTTAAATTAGATGGTTCGTCTACCAAACCCTCTCGTCAAAAATCGGTTGATGACTTTCAAGAGAATGATAAGATTAGGGTTTTCGTTGGTAATACAAAGGCCGCTGGTGTAGGTATTACTTTAACATCCGCAGAAGCGGTTATATTTAATGACATTTCTTTCGTACCCGGAGATATGGAACAAGCCGAAGACCGAGCTTACAGGTACGGTCAAAAAAATTCAGTCTCAGTTTATTACCCATTATTTGAAAATACAATAGAAGCTGTGATTTATGATATGGTTAATTCTAAAAAACAAAATATACAAACAGTGATGGGTGATAACCTAAATACAGGTGATTTTGTTGAGGTACTTATGAATAAGATTAATAATTTAAGATAATAATATAAAAATTAGTATTTATTATTAATGATTTTAGTTGAGTTAACATCGATTACCGGAGTACCTCCTTACACAATAAAAATGTGTGATTTGACTATGACATATTGTTATGTTGTGTCAACGGGAGTGCCGTCACTTCCGGTATATTTAAATACACCCACTCAATTATCAGGTGCCGACCAAATATTAGTTGTTATTATTGATTCCAGAGGATGTGAGTTTTTTAAATTAATTTCATGTGTGACCCCAACACCAACACCAACAATCACACCTACACCTACGACCTCAATGATTGTTGATTGTAATTGTTTAACATTTACAAATACTTCATTAGTAGACCAATTTAACATATCATATATAAATTGTGATGGTGTGGAAGTAAATAATTCGGTTATATTTCCTAATACTTCATTATACGTTTGTGGAAAAGAACCTTCAGTAAGTTCTAAAGAGGTTGATTACTTTATTGGTTTACCTTGTATTAATAATACTTGTCCTGACCCAACACC